CTATAACAATTCCAAATTCATCAGGAACAATAGTTTTAGCCGACGGTAGCGGAAATGTAACAGTATCAGGAAATTTAACAGTAAGCGGAACAACTACAACTATTGATTCTACTACTATTAATGTTACTAATTCTTTTGTTTTTGAAGGTACCGCAAATGATCATGAAACCACTCTAACAGTAACCGATCCCACTGCAGACCGTACAATTACACTTCCAGATGCTACTGGAACAGTAGCCCTTACAACAGACCTTTCAGCATTTGCCACAACATCATATGTAGGCAATTCAGTTTCAAGCCATAACGCCACTACAACAAGCGTACACGGTATAACAGATACAGCCGCTCTAGCAACTACATCTTATGTTGGTACCGCAATAGCAAACTTAGCAAGCACTTCTTTTGTAGGTAACTCTGTATCTAGCCATAATGCTACAACTACAAATGTTCATGGTATAACAGATACGGCTGCATTAGCAACTACATCATACGTAGGCACTGCTATTGCTTCTTTTGCCACAACTTCATATGTAACAAATTCTGTTTCTAGCCATAATGCCACAACAACAAATGTTCACGGTATTACAGATACAGCAGCACTTGCAACAACTTCCTATGTTGGAACAGCAATTGCTTCATTTGCTACAACATCATATGTTGGAACAGCAGTTGCAAATCTTGCAAGTACATCGTTTGTTGGCAACTCAGTATCAAGTCATAATTCCACTACTACAAATGTTCATGGTATTACAGATACCGCTGCTCTTGCAACTACCTCTTATGTAGGTACTGCAATTGCTAACTTTGCTACCACATCATTTGTCGGTGCTTCAGTATCAAGCCATGCAACTTTAACTTCAACACATGGTGTAACTGGTGCAATTGTAGGTACAACTGATACCCAGACACTATCTAATAAAACACTTGGAAATAATCTTGCTGCAGGTGGATATAAAGTAACTGGTCTTGCAACCCCTACTGCTGATGCAGATGCAGCAACAAAAGCCTATGTTGATTTAGCAACTGCAGGATTAAATGTTCACGAAAATGTTAAGGCTGCAACAGTATCAAACGTAAACCTTAATAATGGCCTTGAAAATAACGATGTTATTGACGGCGTAACTCTTACAACTGGTGATCGTGTTTTGGTTAAAGATCAAAATACTACATCTCAAAATGGTATTTATATAGTTCAAGCATCTGGCGCAGCAGTTCGTGCAACTGACTACGATTCGACTCCAGAAGTTGATGCTGGTGATTTTGTTTTCGTACAATCTGGAACGGTAAATGGAAAAACAGGTTGGGTACAAACAAATACAATTACTACAGTAGGAACTGACCCAATTGCGTTTTCACAATTCTCTGGTGCTGGAACCTATACCGCTGGAAATGGACTGACACTAACTGGTACTCAGTTTACTATTAATACTGCAATTACTGCTGATTTAAATACCGCTCAAACTCTTACAAATAAGTCAATATCTCTTGGCTCAAATACTTTGACAACAACTTTAGCCCAGTTAAATACTGCAGTAACAGACGCTGACCTAGCATCTCTAGCAGGATCAGAGACTCTTACCAATAAGACAATTAATCTTTCTAGCAATACTTTGACTGGAACTACCGCTCAGTTTAATACGGCTTTATCTGACGGAGATTTTGCAACTTTGGCTGGTAGCGAAACACTTACAAATAAAACACTAACTAGCCCATCTGTTGGAACATCTCTAACCACAGCAAGCACATCGTTTAACTTACTTAATACAACAGCAACCACAGTCAACTTTGCTGGTGCTGCTACCACGCTTTCAATTGGCGCTGGATCTGGTACAACCACAGTAAATAACGATTTAAGCCTTGGTGCTGGTAAATCTTATAAGATTAACGGCACAAACATTTCTGCTGCTCTTCCTGGTCTTACATGGGGAGATGTTAAGAATGGCAAGTCTGGTCTAACAATTAGTTAGACTACTTTATAAAACCAAAAGTACTCAACCTTTAGTTGATGCTTACTGTTTGCAAAAAGCACTATAAATTATAACTTTTCTTTATCTAAACTTTATGCTATACTAGACACTACTTTGCGATTTGCAAAGTTCTCATAATATTTTTGTGGAAAGGTAGTTAAAAACAAATGTCAGATGTATTTTCTTTTCGTCTATTGGATGAATTTGTAAATAAATATAAGGAAGTAGAGCCTCCTTTTGGCTTTGCCGACGCAGGAAATAACTCGTTAGGCGAAATCACATTCATCCGTACCTATTCTAGGGTCAAGGAAGATGGGCGTAAGGAACGCTGGTATGAGGTTTGCAAGAGGGTAATTGAAGGAATGTACTCGGTACAGAAGAATCACGCCAAGGAGAACCGTTTGCCTTGGAACGACAATAAGGCACAGAAGTCTGCTCAAGAGGCTTATGATCGCATGTTTAACCTCAAATGGACACCCCCTGGACGTGGCCTATGGGCATTTGGTACCCCTATGACTATGGAGCGTAGAAACTCTGCTGCCCTGCAGAATTGTGCGATGGTATCAACAAGAGACATTGACCGTAATGATCCAGGTGCATTATTTGCTTGGGTAATGGATGCTTTAATGTTAGGTGTAGGTGTAGGGTTTGATACCTTGGGTCAGGATAAAGGGTTTGAGATTTATCCAAATACCGTTGATGAAATTACATATGAGATTCCAGATACTCGTGAGGGTTGGGTAGAGTCTGTAAGGCTATTGCTCAATTCTTATTTAAAACCAGGACAGGCTAAGGTCATTTTTGATTATTCTAAGATTCGTCCACTTGGTGCTCCTATTAAAGGATTTGGTGGTACCGCTTCAGGTCCAGCACCACTTATCAAATTGCACGAAACATTACGAAAAGTTATTGGTGATAGGGCTGGAGAAAAACTAGACAGTCGTGCAATTGTAGATGTTGTAAATCTTATTGGTACCTGTGTTGTTGCTGGAAATGTTCGTCGTTCTGCAACACTTGCCCTTGGTGGTTCTGGAGATAAAGACTTTATGAATCTTAAAAATGCCGAGGTATTTGCAGAGCGCAATTCATATGACCCAGAAAATCCAGGATGGGCATGGATGAGCAATAACTCTATTTCTGCTAATGTAGGAACAAAGTATGAAGATTATGTAGATCTTATTTCTAATAATGGTGAGCCAGGATTTATTTGGCTAGACGTTGCTCGTAACTATGGTCGTCTTGCAGATCCTGCAGATGGAAAAGATTATCGTGTCATGGGCTTTAATCCTTGTGCAGAGCAACCACTAGAGTCTTATGAACTTTGTACTCTTGTAGAGGTTCATCTTAATCGTCATAAAGATAAAGAAGATTTCTTACGCACACTTAAGTTTGCATATCTTTATGGAAAGACTGTAACTCTTGTACCAACACATTGGCAGATTACAAATGGTATTATGCAACGCAATCGTCGTATTGGAACATCGCTTACTGGAATTGCATCATTTTCTGATGAGCATGGTTTGCCTACCGTTCGTGATTGGATGGATGATGGTTATAAAACAATTCGTAAATATGACCACTCATATTCGGAATGGCTATGTGTTCGTGAGTCAATTCGTGTAACTACGGTTAAACCATCTGGCTCGGTATCGCTTTTATCTGGTGCAACTCCAGGTGTTCACTGGGGTCCAGGAGGAAATTATTTCCTTCGTGCAATTCGTTTTGGAAATACAGATCCAATGATTCATTTGTTTAAAGCAGCAGGGTATAAAATGGAAGCCGATCTTGTATCTGCTAATACAACTGTAGTATATTTCCCAGTTCATTCAGGTCATCCACGTTCTGAAAAGGATGTGACTTTATTTGAAAAGATTGGTCTTGCTGCTACAACACAAAAGTACTGGTCTGACAACGGAGTATCTGTAACATTATCATTTGATAAGGAAACAGAGACAAAGCATATTGCTCCAGCGCTTCACATGTATGAAGGGCAGTTAAAGGCTGTTTCATTCCTTCCAATGGGAAATAAAACATATCCACAACAACCATATACTCAAATTACAAAAGAAGAGTATGACTCATATGTTGGAAAGATTAAGAAGATTAATTGGTCTGCTATTTATGATGGTATTGATAATCTTGAGGCTCTTGGCGAAGCATATTGCACTACAGATGTCTGTGAGATAAAAATAGCGTAAATGCTATAATTAAGGGTAAGGAGTAATATGTCCAACCCATCAAACCTATATGCAGAAAAGGTATATGCAGAACACCCTACTGCACTCTGGGCTTTAGACGATACTGTTGACTATGTAAGTTTAATTACAGAGGCGCAAAGATCTTTTACAAGTTGGACTAGAACTAATGTTTCTTCAATTGCTTCAACAGGAGCACCTACAGTTCAGCCATTTACTAATAGCATAGTAAATAAACTAGATATTGTGATTCCAGCAAATACAAGTTTTGAAATTACATGCGTTAGCGATGACCTTATAAACTTTTCCACTTTGGATTCTGATCTTGCTACTTTTGCAGTAGGTGGATACTTTTTAGATTCTAGTGGAGTCCTTCAGACAGTTTCAATAGGTTATGAATATACAGATACAACTACAGCAGCAAATGTAAGAAATTTAAAAACATATCCTACAAGTTTAACTGGTGCTTGGGGTTTTGTATCTGAAACATTTGAAACACCAAATGAAAATACTACAATGAGGGCGGTAGTAAAAGCAAAATTTAATAACCCATCTAGCACATCAACTACATCACTATATATAAATGGAATAAGCGTAGGTCAGTGGTCAGAAAATCATAACTCAACGTCTTTAGGAATTCAAACCTCATCAATAACTTCTGCAAATATTGCAATAGCAACAACTCATGGAGTAGAAGCAGAAGCATATGGTCTTGGAGGAGATCATGGATATTATCTAGGATCTGAAAGATCTATTTTTGCAAGAAATGTAAGCATACCAATGGTATATGGCGCATCTGGTGTTACAGTTTTAAGGCCAGCAACTACCTCATTGCCATCGTTAGTTATTCCAGGCAAAGGGTTTTTAAATGAAGCGGGAAGACATAAAGAATATACTGTAGAATTCTGGGCAAAAATAAATTCAAGCGCAACTACGCCTAAAAAAATATTTGGCCCTATTTCATCTTCTGATGGTTTATATGTAGAGAGTGGATTCTTAACTTTTGTTATAGGTAAAGAATTTGGATCTCACTTTGTTGGTGAGTGGTATAGGCCAATGCTAATACATATAAGAATCATTCGTAATGGTGCAACGGTTTTAGTTAATGGCGAAGAGGTTATAAGCCTCAATATAGATACAGATAATTTAGTTTTGCCAGAAATATTAAGTAATTCAAATAAAGAACAAGACTGGCTTGGATTTTATGCATACAGCGATGTAGATCCAGTAGAAATAGATTGCATTGCTATTTATCCATATCAAGTAGCAATTCCAGTTGCAAAACGTAGATGGGTTTATGGACAAGGTGTAGTATCTCCAGAAGGAATTGATTCTGCATATGGTGGAAGTTCTGCTTTTATAGACTATTCATTTGCTGACTACACAGCCAACTATACATATCCAGATTTTGCCAATTGGAATCAGGGTAAGTTTGATAACCTTATAACAGCAGGAACATATATAAGTACACCAGACTACCAACTTCCAACAGTTTTTATAGGAGAAGAACTTCTTCAAGATTTATATGATGATAATCAGGCAATACAGGCTGGTAATCATAAGTTTATAACTTTTAGACCTAATACAAGTTGGAACTCAGTTCATGCATATTATAATTTTCCCAACTTTAATGTTCTGAATGAAGAAGTTAAAGCAGTCTATGGCGTATTTAGCCATAACGATGTAACATCAATTAATCAAACACTTTTTAAAATTTATAATAAAACCAATGGAAATTATTTTCAAGTAAAACAAGATGATAACGAACTAATTTATAGTTTATACTATAATGGTGCTAGCACATCTTTATATACTTATAGCACAATTTCTGTAAACGAAATTTTTGCTGTTGGCATTAACATACCAGATTTAGTTTCTAGGTTCGGCGGTAATGTTGGAGCATTTTTTGGAAACAGAAATGGTCTTGAATTATATGTGGCAGGAGATGCATCAACATCTAATACTTTTAATGGAAAACTTTATTCTTTTGGACTATGTTCAGCGCTGAATGCAAATGAAGCAGACGGCTACTTCAGTAATGGATTTGTAGCAACAACTTCTGGAGAAAATCTCATATCATTTACAGCAAGTTATGATCTTTTACCAACAGAAGCATATGATACATTTTTCTTAGATATTGGAGTTGCAGGGTATTGGGAAGACTATATGCCTCTTTCATACTTTGCTCAATATGTACAAAATGATTTAGGTAATTCTTTTTATGATTTAGATTTCTTGCAGTTTAATATTGGCTATCCAAAACCATCAACTTTAGTTGAGCAAGCATCAACAAGTACTTGGACATATCAAAGCCTTAAGGATGATTATGAGTTTCCAGTACAGAGAACATATGGTCAGTTAGATAACTATCTATTTACTGGTTGGGAAAACTATTCTCAAATGTTAGGTAAGACAGAAAAATATTATGAATATGATACAGAAGATGCATCAATTAGAAGTTTTATAACATTACAATATATAGAAGACGGCGCTAATGCACCAAGATCTGATTTTACTATCAGAACTGCAAGAGAGGGATCAATTATTGATATTGATGAACATACAAATTGGCAATCTACAAAATTTGAGGTAGTTGACAATACGCTTATTTATCCAACAAAAACATCTGACTTTAATGATTTGGCTGTTGTATATCATCTTGATTTTAATGTTCGAGGTATACTAAGAAAGCCTATTAGATTACGTAGACTAGAACTTGCATCTCAAGCACTTAATGATAACTCATTTAATCCAGTTGGAACAAGATTTGGTATAGACATGTTTCCATATAAACGTGCTGGTATTTATTTTGACTATAAATCTAAAAATCCATTTAGCATTTATAAGGGAAGCACTCCGTATCTATATATGAATAGAACTTCTGGAATTCAAGTTCGTGGAGATTATGATCCACTAGTAAGCCGAGGTATTGCAGTCCCCATTAATCAAAATACTGCTGATAACTATCGTATTAGTGCTTTGCAAATGTGGATGAGATATGACGATAGACAATTTCCAGTATCACCAACAGAATTATTTGAGGTTAAATACCGCTCAGATACAATTAAATTTTATTTTGTAGCAGATAGTGAAACTGGTGATCGTGCAAGAATATATGCTAAGAGTGTTGCAACAGGAGAAGACTTTGATGGCATTTCATATTATTGGAATGGAAAACTAGTCAGAGAGCCAGTGGCTACCAGAAATCAATGGGGAGTGCTTGGCATAGGATTCTCTAATGCTTTGAATTTTGACTTATTTTTGGGCGGCATAAACTTAAACGGACCATTTGTATTTAATAATATTGCATTCTATCAAGCAAATAATTTGCAGCAGGTACAAAGCACATTGTTCCGCCCATGGCAGCAGGTAATAACAGACGGTATTACAAATTATGATTGGGAATACTGGGTCAATTCTTCTACATGGGAAGGTGTCTTGGTTATTGGACGATCCGACCTATATGGCGTAAACCCCTCTGATGTTTACAATACATATATTGGAACTAATAAGATTATCTTTGATGATGATGAAGGTTTGACCGTAGATGCAGATAAAATCAAGGTTTATACCGATACAACTTGGACAATTCAGGTCGGTACACCAGTATAATCTGCTATACTTATGGATATGAGTAGTGGAAAATTGCCAAAAGTTGGTAACGTCAGGCGCAAAGTTATAGAAAAAAACTACGCTTGGGGTCTTTATGTGTACAAAAGAGCCAGTGGTAAGTGGTTTACTGACGGCCAAGGTAGCGTATTAAACATTCCAGCAATGCGTGGAGATCTTTCAAAAATCGCAGAACTTAAGAAAGCAGCCATGTATTATGGTGATGACGGTGATGGAGAATGTATTTTTGTACCTGGTCTAAGCAGGGTAACCGAAGAACAGTATTCTGAAATGGTAGATAGAATGAAGCAAGGTCTTATTCCTAACGTTAATGATCTTGGTGCTGTCTACGATGCTCAACAAACTTTGAAGAAACATGGAAGAGAAGTTTACGACAATGAGTGAAAATTTTGATTATATTCAAGCAAGTCTAAATACACAAAACAAAGAGCCAAATCAATTTGCAGGATTAGATCCGTTTGCTAAGTCTTGGGATATTCTTAAAAGTTTAAACGGAATTGATAATAATTTTCGTCGTAGAACTACCAGAAACATTACAAAGGCTGCATCAGAGAGTCCAGCATATTTAGAGTCTGCTGGTGCTACGCCAATGGGCGACGGTATTGGATCAAAACAACTAAATGCTGGAACAGTATATAGAAATGGCTATGGCTTATTTGACGTAATCACACCGCCATACAACATGTACGAATTGGCTAACTTTTATGATACCAACTTTGCTAATCATGCTGCTATTGATGCCAAGGTAGAAAATGTTGTTGGTTTAGGATACCGATTTGATATTACAGATCGCACAATGCTTAGTTTTGAGATGAGCGATGACGAAGGCAAGGTAGATAGAGCAAGAAATAGAATTGAACGAGCAAAGATTATGCTTCGTGACTGGATTGAAGGTCTTAATGATGACGATTCATTTACAACTACAATGGAAAAGGTTTATACAGATTTACAGGCTACAGGTAATGGATTTCTTGAGGTTGGTCGCAAGGTAAATGGTGAAATTGGATACGTTGGACACATTCCAGCAACCACTGTTCGTGTTCGTCGTTTAAAAGATGGCTTTTTACAAATTATTGGAAATAAGATTGTTTACTTCCGTAACTTCGGTGCAAAAAATGCTAATCCAGTAACTTCAGATCCAAGACCAAATGAGATTATACATTTAAAGCAATATTCTCCACTAAATACATTTTATGGTATCCCAGATATAATGGCAGCACTACCATCATTAATTGGTGATCAGTTGGCATCTCAATATAATATTGATTATTTTGAAAATAAGGCTGTACCACGTTATGTTATTACAGTAAAGGGCGCTAAGTTATCTGCTGATGCTGAAGACAAGATGTTTAGATTCTTACAGACTGGTCTAAAGGCTCAGTCTCATAGAACTCTTTATATTCCGCTTCCAGGCGATAGCGAAAATAATAAGGTCGAATTTAAGATGGAGCCAATCGAAAACGGAATTCAAGAGGGTTCATTTAAAGAGTATCGTAAACAAAATCGTGATGATATTTTGATTGCTCATCAGGTCCCAATTTCTAAACTAGGTGGTTCTGACTCTGCAGCAATCGCTGCCGCTATTTCACAGGATCGTACATTTAAAGAGCAGGTATCACGTCCAGCCCAAAGATATTTAGAAAAAATGGTTAATAAGATTGTTAAAGAAAAAACAGACGTTCTTGAGTTAAAGTTTAATGAATTAACTCTTACAGATGAAATAGCACAGTCTCAGATTTTGGAACGATATGTAAAGACTCAGGTTATGACACCAAATGAGGCTCGTGATAGATTAGATCTTCCACAGCGTCCAGATGGAGATAGCCCATTCGTAATGAGTCCAAGGCAGGCTAGTGATGCTAGAGCAGACTTGGCGGGGAATCGACAAAGAGATGTTGAAAGAACAAATAATAACTCTGACTCCCCATCCACAATATCAGGAAGAAATCCACAGGGAGAGGGTCGTTCGTCCACATAATATCCACATAGTGATATAAACGAATGATATAATTAACCTGCAATGATTATAAATAAAGCACACTGGGTCACAGAAGGCGACAATGTTCGCTTTTCTATGCCCATTGGCAAGATTGATCAAGACCGTCGTATTGTATCAGGTTTTGCAACACTAGATAACATTGATAAACAAAATGACATTGTAACTACGGAAGCAAGCATGAATGCTTTCAAAAAATTCCGTGGCAACCTTCGTGAAATGCATCAACCCAGTGCTGTTGGTAAGGTTGTTTCTTTTAAAGAGGATCGTTATTTTGATCCAGAAACAAAGAAATTTTATAGCGGAGTTTATGTTTCAGCATACGTTTCTAAAGGTGCACAAGATACATG